GGCAAATCTGCCATTAGCTCTCTGCCATATAGCTATATTGCTCATTTAAAATACACCTGGAATGATTTGTCCAGTTGTTATGTAAGCTCCAAGAGCAGCTACTATACCGATCATTGCTAACTGACCGTTAGTTCTTTCAGCTTGCTCCATAAGGAAGTTCTCTTCGTTTTCGTTCATTAATCTAGGTGGTGTTTCGTTTGCGAAAATGTTTTGTTTACCGTATTCGGTGATAACTGTCATTGATTTAAAAGATAGGTGAATGGCGAGGATGATCGGTCAGGTCGCCATGACTACCTACTTCTTCTTTGTACCTTTCTTTTTCTTAGGTGGTCTACCTACTTTTGATCCGTAGGTTCCAGGTCCGTATGGTGCCATAGTTAAAAGTTAATGTTTGATCGTTCTAGCTTTTGAAGTATTTCTTCTCTGTATGCAGGATCATCAGAATAGCGATCATCTTCCATAGCTTTAATCATCTCAGCCTGACTCTTGAATGTATCAGAGGTTGACTTAGGTGCTTTGCCTGTAATCATCTGACCATCTCTACCTGTTGATTCTTGATATCTATAAGCCAATGCTTGAATAGCAAAGTAACAAGCAAGTGGATCTCCTTTCTCAACAACAGCATCAAACATATTGATGTCTTGTTCAGGTACATTCTCTTGAGCCCATCCCATGATGGTGTTGTAGTTCTGATCACCACCAACAACATTCTTTAGTTGTTCAACATCAGCTTCTGATAATTCTCTGGACTGTTGTTCAGTGCTTTTCTGTTTATATTCTAAAGCTAGTTTTGCTAAGTCTTGATTACTTGTACCTTGTAGTTCTTTAAGAAGATCCTCATTTAATTCATCCTTCTGACCAGCTTCAAAGACTCTTTCAATAATGTTATCTTGATCTTCTTTTAGGGCTTCTTCTTCTTTGTCCTCAGTAGGTTTCTCTTCTTCTGAAACCTCATCAGATTTTTCGCCTAATTTCTTTTCGAGTTCCTTATAGGCTGTTTCTAATTCAGCAGCATCTTTATACTTACCAGCTAGTAGTTGTTCTTCTTGAGCTTCTAACTCTTCACCAACCTTCAGAGAATCTTGTTCTTCTTCAGTTAGATTGCCTTCCGCTGATACTGTTTCTGTAGCGTTATCAATTGAAAATGTTTGTTCTTCACTCATTCTTATTCAGGTGGAGTAGGTGTTCCTTCTTGTGGTGCTAATTCTTGAGCTAATGCAGGGTTCTTAGATGGGTCCATCATTGGTGACTTCATTAAGTTCGCGGATCTATCTGCCTGCTGCTGCTCCATAGCCATTTGTTGTGCTTGCTGCTGTTCACCTTGTACCTCTTGCATTGATTTAACTAAGTTCAATACATCTATACCTTGTGAAGCTGCAAGTCTTTTTATCACTTCCTCTGAATTGATAAACTGCTGTACTGCCTCTGGTCCCATTGTCTGAGAGATAACTGTTAGGAATTGACCTAAGCTCTCTCTATCCTGACCTCTACCTAGAGCATTAACTCCAGCTACGATGGTAGGTTTAACAATATCCTTTGGTAGACGTGGTATCTTTCCAGATTTTTGGAATTGATTAAGTATTCTATTTAGATATGGAAGTAAGAACTCAGTAGTAAGGAGACTGAATAGCCCACCTAACTGTTGCTCTAACTCCATCTGTGTGAGGCGTACCTCTTCAGCTGTTGTGCGTTCACTATTTCTAACTTGCATAACTAAGAACGCTTCATTAATTCGACGTTCTAGTTGTTGCATCATTTCAAATGCTGTTCTAAAGTCAGCAGTTTTTCCCACTTGAACAACCCCGATGTCGTCAGGTCGCCCTTGCACTATCGCACCGTTTCCAGCGTTAGCTAGGGTACTGGGTTTCGTGGTTGAACTAGGTGATACTGTGAACACGACTTTTGCAGCCGCTGCACTTCCTTCCACAAGGGCTTGGGATAGTGCTTCTAATGATTTTAAGTCGCCCATAAACTGACCGACTCTACCTCTTCCATAATCCTCACCATCCACTGTGTTAAATCTCAATGGAATCCAAGGTGTTATATCAACAGGTGCTTTCCCGTAGGACTTTTCTAATACTGTTCCATGAACTTCCTGATGCCAGACGTATCTGTTGTTGTCTCGTGTGATGTGGGTGTAGATGTCACATTCCTCAACTGAATCATCAGATCCATCAACTACTGTGTTGTACTGCTTCAGTACATCCTCTGGTAATTGATCTTCAATTAATTTCTTTGCAATTGTTTCTTTTGTGATTATTTCTATCACATTGCCGTTACCATCTCGTTCTACGACGTAGCGGTTAAGCGGATAAACTTTCAGACCATCCTTATCCATAAAGATAAGTGCATTACCTGCTACAACTAATTGTAGAAGAGCTTCATGCACTACAACACGATCATTGGAAGAAGCTATTGCTTCTAAGATAGTGCGTTCGATCTTTGCAAAAGATAAGTCTAGTTCTGATTTAACCTGTGGACCAAAGCTTTCACCAAGTTGACTTTCATCTACCTGTAGCTTGAAGAAGCTGGTTTGTACAGGGAGCATTGACTGCATAAGTTTTGCTGCCAATGTCACTGCACCTTTTGCTCCAACTGATTGCCAAGGTGTAGGGAGATGTCTCATCCCCTTGGTATATTGATCCTTAATGATTAAATATGGAAGAGTTAATTCCGCTGCTTGTTCTGCCTCGTCTAGAAACTGGGTACGTTCGCTTGATAAATAATCGTATCTAGTTTTTGCAGTCATTGTTTTATAGGTTTATATCTGGTCCAGTTAAATTGGAAAGTCTGTCACCAGAACGTCCAAAGGATGAACTCATTCCTTTATATGCAGAGCTACCTCTTGATGCTAATGATCTATTCATCTTTGCACCTTTGGTATTACCACCTCCCCAACCATAGCCGTATGGAGTCCAAGGATTACTAAACATCTTTGACAACATACTTTCAAAGTCTTTAAGAGTTGGTCCCTCGTAAGGATTGTTTTTATATATAACTTCGGTATTACCAGTATCGTCTGTACCACCAGTATCATCTGTACCACCAGTATCATCTTCAGATAATCCTGTAACAGTAGCTATACTTGGATTAGGTTTGACACTGAATCCGTCACTACCAAGTTCATAATTAACATTACTCTTGTAAGCACTTGGTAAAGCATCTAATTCAGCTTCAGTGATATTTGGTTTATCTCGTACCGCTAATTCACGAGCAGCAAACTCACCTGAACCAGTTAATCCACTAAAAAGTTGATCAAAAGAACCAGTGCCTGAGCTAATTTGATCAGCCCAATAGTCTCTTCCAGTTGGGTCAGCATTACGTCCGACTACGTGTTGATATAATCTATCTATATTGCCACGAATACCAGCATTCGAGCTGCCGTGTGCGGATGGGGTTATTCCATAGTCACTCCAATTAAAAGCCATTTAATCATCCTCACTTATTCTTGTTTTTATCCACTCAACAACTGACCGTTGTCCAGCTTTATACATAATTGATTCCATCTTCTCATTAGGATTTGGGTTTGTTGGTGGGTAGATTTCCTCAAGTTCAGCGAGGATTGACTCTAAATTTGGTCCAAGTATGGACTCAAGAGTATTGGGGGAGATTGACATTACTATGCTCGAAGAAGGCTGGCATTCTTGCTGACTTAGTTTCGACTAGCTCTGGAGCCTTGCCGTTATACATAAGATTATCGCTAGTATCCAGCCAAAATTTTTTACTTAAATATTTATCGCCATAGGTATTCTTACCTAACGGCTCCATTATCCAGTTAATGGTGGCCTTCCTAAGTTTATCCAGAGATTGACTAGGAGTAAGACCCATATCAGCACATACGAGGCTATTAGTGGCCACGTGTATCTGTTCGTCTCTGGATATATCAGCTGATACCGTTCTGAGACCAGCATCGCCATTAAACCTAAAAAAAGGCAAAAGTACAAAGAAGATTGCACGTTCTGCTACTAATGCTTTAGTTATTGTGTGATCAGGGTGCGCTTCCCACGCATCCCTTAGACGAAAAGCCTCTTGTTCAGACTTCTCGTCAACGCCTATAGCGTTTGTTATATAGCCAAGAGCAAGGTCATGTTTGATCTCATCCTTAACGTTAGATTCTAAGAGGATCCTCGCAGATTCGGGAACCTCTTTTTCAAGTGCTTCTGTAATGAACTCGCCAACTGGTAACTCCATGTGGCGTATTGCGAGAGCACGGTAGAGGGTTTCTTCAGCACCCTCTTTAAGCTTTCCTGCTGCTGTTTGGACTGGTGTCCATGTTCTCTTTCTATTGAGTAACTTTTCATATGGATTCATTCTTGACAATCGCATTCGGGTTCTTTTTGTAGAATCCCTTGCAAGTAATCTTGTACGTCATCTTCATCTAATGCTGCATACGCACTTGACTTATCTTGAACGTCACCCATTACCTGTAAGGAATAATAAAGTGATGTCTGGGGGCTGTCTAGCCACTCTTCCACGAAGCTTTCGTCATATGTAACAACATCGCTCCAGCTATTAAATGAATAGCCGTGAAGAAGCCCTGTATAATTCAGCATATACATTAGTTCGTCAGTTACCTTTTTATAGGCATCCCAACCAACCTCTGAGGCGATTTCTACATCACCATAGTTATATGTCTGAACTCCAAAGGTTCCTGAGTCTCTATCTACACTCCTAGCTATAGGAGGTGCTATCTCAGGTGTGCAAGTAAAGCCTTCTCTATCTTTACTCTTATATGAACAGCTTGCGGTAGGAGCTATAGCAAATGCTCTCTCCATGTTATATCTTCTAGCTATTACAGCCGCACTCTGTATGCCTTTATATATTTCTCCAGCAATTAATCCAGCTGTACCTAATCCTGGTATTCCATCGTTAGTAGCTGCTAATGCCTCACCAAATTGTTT